GTCGCCCATGCGCTGACCTTCAGCCTGTTCTCTGGCCTTTTTATTGGCTTCAAGAATTCCGCTAACGTCTTGACTGTGGCTTATGTGGATTTTGTCATCGCTCTGATCGTGTTGAACATTTGCGATCATTTCGCCAGTTGAGAAACCAGGCATTTGTAACCTCCCTAAATAAATAAAAGGATGGCCCCGAAGGGCCACCCAGTTTTATTGCTTTAAGCAGTTAGCGCGTTGATAAGACCTGACGCTTTGTCATTTTCACAAACCAAAGTTTGCTCAGTGATCATTTGCTTTTTCTCGCTGTCGCCGTTACGGGCGAGGTTGATAGTCTGCATTGGACGCAGAACTGCGCGTGACCAATATTCGGTATCAAGTACCAAACAAGAGTTGGCTTGGAGGAAGCGATTTGGAACCACTGAACACTCGCCAAATGGCGACACATATAAATCCACGCTATTCACTAGCTTGGTGCCAGTGCTGAAGTCACGCTCACGGCCTGCTGAAGCAGCAAAGTTAGCTACTACTACGGAGTGAGATGGAGTCACCTGAATCTGGTTAGGATCGCCACCAGCTTCATATACAGACTGCAAAGTACCCAACAGTAATGCTTCGCTGAATGCTCGGTTGCTTCCTGCGGTGTTGGTTGTCGCTGCGTTGATCTGGTTCTGAGCAGAGGTTAGCTGACGAGCAGTAGTTGCGTTACCGGCAGTACCTGTCTGTCCAGCGCCAACGAATGCGTGTTCGATATCTCGACGCATTTCCTTGCCTTTCATGGCCACGTTCATCGCCAGGTCAGAATCACGACCGTGCTTCTCTACAGCTTCAGAAGTTCCTGAAGACTGAACTACCTTGGTGAAAATCTGCGTGTTAGCAGTTTTCATGGTGGTAGTGTTGTTAGCTGCTGCGCCCGCATCCGCGCCTTCAACTGCGGCGTTAGCGCCTACAGCAGCAAGCTCTGATGTCTGCCACTGGTGTAGCGTGGCTGATGCTGTGCCTGTTCCGATTGAAGAAGTAAAGGGCGTCAAAGTAGGAGATATATCGTAAATTATATCCTCAATATCTTGTTTTAGACCGACCTGGTCGTAAGTTTTTAAAGTGTTAGCTACTACTGGCATGATTATTTACCTAAAAGTTAAGTTTTGTTCAAGAGGGCTTGAACAGCATCTTCCATAGAGCCAGAATTTTTTAGACGTTGACGCGACTTGCGATAGTTGTCCTTTTTTCCTAAATCTTTTGGTTCTGCTTTCTTGCCCGATAAAGTTTTTTTCGGTGTCGCTTTTACTTTCTTTTGCGTAACCGATTTCGCCTGATCAAACTTCATAGCTTTGTACAATGCCGTAATCATTCGGTGGTCGTGGGTCTCGTTGAATTCTTCAGAGGTCACGCCTAACGACTTTGTTGCGTACTCACCAATTGAGTAGTACAAGTCATTATTCCAATTAGGGATTGTTGATTTGAGTACAGTCAGGCTTTCTTTGGCACTTTCTTTTGCTGCCGCCTGTTGCTGTTTTTCAGAACGCTGTTGATGCTCGTTAGCCTGTGCGCGAATAAAATCGTGCGTCTGCTTCGTTTGCTCAAACATAGCCTTCGCTTGCTTGTATTGATCGGGGTTGTCCACTGCGGCTTGTTCCCAATTCACGTTATCGAACCGTGATAGGTCTGCTCCAGCAGCGGTCAAGAGGGCGCTCAATGAGGATTCGTAAGTAGCCGTTTGTTCTTCGGCGGCTTTACGCTGTTCGGCAACAGATTGCGTCTTCTTGGTGTAATCAGCCTGTCGCATGTAACCAAGTTTAATCTCTTCAACCGATACGGACTCGCCGTCGATCTCGATATTGCCTTCGGTTATATATTCAGGTGCGGCTTCTGGTTCATCTTCAGATTCTTCAGTTGGGTCTTCGACCTCATCAGATTCTTCTGACTCTTCTTCAACTTCCTGCGACTCTTCGATCACTTCATCGGTAGTCTCTTCGACCACCTCTTGCTCTTCTTCAGGTACTTCGGTTTGTTCCTCTGGCGAGGACTCCATCGCAGCCGTTAGTCTAGCAATAATGTCGTTACCACTTGATTCAGTTGAGTCCTGTGCGGTTTGCTCGTCTGACATGGTTATTCTCCTAGTTTACACCTGTTCCTGTGTCTTCGTTAGTTCATATTTATTGACCATGCCTGCAAGCTGCTGCACAAAGACCTGACCGGCCTTAAACATGTTGTATAAACGCTCCCTCTCAGCATCTGCTTCTGGGGGCGTAGCTAAAATTTGATCAACAATTTGCGCGTTCATCGTTTCAAAAGCTTTGTTGAAAACAACGCTTCCTAACATTTCAGTTGCGGCGTTGGCTTCGGTAGCCAGGTCGCCTGGTTCTGCATCATTCATCGGGTAACTCCACAGTTGTGGTTGGTTTAGGTTTGATTTTTGCCATACGCCCCCGCGAAGGGGCTTTGGGCATTGCCGTGTCTTTATCTAGCTTTCCGTCTTTCCACTTTTGAAATTCATCAAACGCCTGCTTTCGCGTTTTTTTCTTTGCATATTTTTTGTCGTTAGCCTTTTTTATAAAAGCATCGAACCTGTTCGCATCTTCCGTCATTAGCCAATACTCACGTTGCGTTTTTGTTCAGTTTCAAGTTGCAATTCTGCTTCTGACATCTCCATGTCGTGAGTCTGCTTCTCAACGTCCAACATCAACCGGCTCTCTGTCTCTTCCTGGTTGTGCTGCATGTTCTCCATCTCAATGAGCATCTTGTTCTGCTCTTTCATCACATCGAGTTCTAACTGGCCTTCCAGAACGGCAACCTGTCGTGCAGTCATACCCGCGTTGAACTTCTCAACTTCTGCCTGCTTGGCTGCGGCCTCTTCCTGCTGCTGCTGCATCATCTGCTGCTGCTCTTGGAACTCTGGGCTATTTGGATCGAACAGGTACATGCCGCCAGACTTAATGTTCAGCAACTCATATGCGCGACTCAGCAGCGCATGTCGCTGCGGCGCGTTGTACATACCGCCCACATTGGGATCGTTGGGGTTCATCGTGAACTGCTGATCAAGTGACAACAGTAGCTGGGCTTCTCTCGCCTGCTCATCGGGCGTTAGGGCCACGGCGACAGACATCTCGGTACGGTCACCTAAGAACTGCGGGTTAACAGGGACAAACTGGCCGTCTAGCTGAATCATCTTTTCCTGGGACTCGTTCTCCACCGCTAGGCGGTAGATGTCGTGCATCAGGGGCTTTAAGAAGTTCTCAGCTAAGTTGCGGGCCATGACCATGATTCTGCGGTTACTGGCGTTCATAAACTGAGTGATCAGGTCAGAACTGTTCTGCTTACTAACAACAGTGCTGTCCATGCCACGGGCCATACGGCTCATACCGCTACGCGCTTCCTTCTCAGTTTCAAGGTTCTCAATCGCCTGGAAGACGGTGCCTGAGAGGTTAGGCATCGGCATAGGTCTGACAACCGACTCAGGGTTCGGGCTGTTAACGTCGATAACTGCGCCGACCTTATTCTGTAGCAGGTCTCTGGGATTCTTAACCAGGGACAGGTTAGCGATGAACCGTGAGGTGTTAGTCATAAAGGTGTGATCGACCACGCCACGCTTCAAGCTGCTCTGCGTTTTCTGTATATCAAACAGAACATCCGCAAGGCTCATACCGTGGAACCTGTGAGGTAGTGGGAATGGCGTGAAGTACCGAAAAGGCTTCTCGCTGACTATCTCAACGTCCAACATAACTCTGCGGCTGTGAAGTACCTTCAGCACTACGCACTTCTGCAAGTCTTCGCGGTACTTCTTCATGTAACTTTCGTAGATAGTGACGTACTGGCGATCATGGTTGTCGCTGTTATCGTCATCGTGGCGAAACCCATCGACAGCGTCACGGCCTATACGCCCGTCACCCTTCATGTCCTTATCTTCATCCAGCTTGGCGACCAGGTCAGGGTCGTAGCCCTCACTTAATAGCTCACCACGGGTGCGGCTGGTTCTGTGCGAACAGAAATCAGCATCCTCTTCATCCGTAGCGCGAGGGGTTACAAGGAAGTCTTCTGGCGGTATCACCTCAATGCAGATTTTGCTCTTATCTATCTTCCGCAAAAGCTCACCGCTATATAGCATCTGTGGAACCTCGATAACCTGACCACTTTGCGGGTCTTGCATCTGGCCCATCTGCTGCTGCTCGTCATACTCAGTAATCGTTACGGACTCATCAGCCCCAAGCTGGTTAAAGCTGGCCTCATCTAAACCCTCAAAGGTTTCCTCGTCATACTCATAATAATTCTTGTAGTACCGCTTCACGATTCCAGTCTTAGCGACCAGCGCATCGTGAATCACATCGTGCAGAATCTTTGATCCTTTATTCTCACGATAGAAAATGTAGTTAGTCAGCGCCGTAGCCATCTTGGCAGGCAGAAAGTCCTCTGCGGTTTGCGGATCGAAGCGGCACACGTTGCGGTCAGCCGTCATACATTCAAGAAGCATCGCCTTAATAGACTCGACTCCGTCAAAAACGTCCATGCTCACATGCTGTGACCGTCCAGTGCGCTCATTACCCAGCGGCATACCGTAGTAGTAGCTGTGGCCCTTGTCCCGCTGCTCACCGATCTCGCTCTCAGAGTATGAGTCGGCGGCGTTGATCATGTTTTCTAACGAGGCAAGCAACTCGCCTTCGTTTATCTCAGAAGTTATATTCATGGGTCGTATATCCTGACTGTCCGTTGGTTAGTTGCTGTCGCTCGACTGCGTTTTGCCCGTATCGGGTCACTGAGATCGCTGAATACCGCGTGGCATCCATCAAATCGTCAAATTCTTTGTGAATCTTTCCTTTCTTCCGGTGATACCGGCGAAACTCTTCAAACCAAGGCACCAAGTTGCTGAACACCCGCAAACGCCCAGTGCGAAACCTCTCCAACATCTCCATCAGTCCTGGCTCGACGTAGTTGGTGCCGTCAGGGTTGGTAAACTTTCCGATCATCAGCACCCCCGCCTCCAAGTACATCTCCGCTAGAGTTCTGCCGCTGCCCTTCTCTGTGTTGTCGCCGTCATGGGGATAGATGCAGGGGATATCCTTACCCCTGGACTTGATAACAGTTGAGTGGACGGCTGGAATCTCGCCTTCTTTCTTGTAAGCGTCATAAACGTATATGACATCGCTGTCAGGGTCGTAGGCCGTCCAGACACAGGTGGTCGGGTGCGTTATTCCGAAGTCCACAGCGCACAATTTCTTGTAATGCTCCGGTATTTCAAACGGCTCAATCTTTATAGCCTCTTCGGCTATGGGGAAGACCATGCCCTCACCCAGAACGGGTATGCCCTTTGACCGCATATCCCGCTGGTACTCAGGAATAGCCGCTAAAAGCTGGGTCTTAGTCTCTTCAGTGATGTGTGGCGCATCGTTCCATGTGACATTCTGGAGATACTGGCCCTTGTTCGGGTTGTCCATGAACTGACTTACCAGTTCAGTCATGCCGTTCTCTGGCGTTAAAGTACCGACGAGGTAGCCGCCCTTCCCATCGTTGCCAGTGGCAGTCCTCGTTAAACACTGAGGATAAATGGTAGGGTCGGTCGGCTCTTCGTCGATCCAGATATAGTCCTGGCTTGAACCCATCAGGACATGCTGCCCCTGAGTGTAGGACTTAAAACTTACAAGGCTTGTATTACCCGCCGCATGGCGCACCGCCACATCTCTTGGTAAGCGTGGCGTACCCATCGCAGGGGTTACTTGGTAGATAAGCCTTTGAGGTATGAGGCCAGAGCCGTCGAACTTCCCCTCGCCCAAGTACATGCCCAACAATTCTTTAACGATTACATCGCGTAGCTGCTCACCGGACACGCCCAGGCACCATATCTTTGTAGGTCGGGTGAACCTGATCCCCACCCACCAATCTGGATATAAGCCTGTGAGGTGAAATGCTACTTCTGCTGCCTGGGAGGCAGTTTTGCCTACGCGGTTTGCCGCCATCAGCATTCTTTGCTTGTTGTCTTTACCAGCGGCGTAGAAGTCTTCTTGCCAACCGTAAGGCTCCCAATACTTGTTGTCTTTACCAGCGGCGTAGAAGTCTTCTTGCCAACCGTATGGCTCCCAATACTTCAGACGGTTCTGCGCTTTGTGCAGCTTCACCACGCGGATGGCTTCCGCTATTTTGAGCGCCTTATTTTTTGCGGCCTCATTTTTCAGAAGACCGTCTTTTTTGCGAACCGCTTTTTTTGAAGTCGTTTCTGTCAAAAGTTTACGCCCATCTTTTGCATCGGTGGGTAAACGGTTCCCGCTCGATATCGCGTAGCAAAGTCTTCATCCTCATTGATCCGAATCTGTGCGGCTTGTAACATCGGGACAGACATCTGTTCTGGGTGCGTACTGATAAGCTCGTCATCAGTAAAAGAGTTACGTTGTTGGTGGAGAACCCCTTCGCCTTCACGGACAACGCTTGGCGTATCGTCGGCCAGCCGGTGCATAAATTTAGCGAGTGGCATATTAAAGCGCCCCTATATGTAACGAGATATGTGGGGGCGTAGCGCCCCAGCGAGGTACCTCGATTTTGCGAAGCGCATCTGAAATGGGCGCTTCCCAGGCTATTCGGTTATCAAATGCAACGTCTTTTTGTGATCCGGTGACGTAAGTCATTGATTTATATAGCTTTTTATCCAATGCCGCATTGGACGTTCTATAGCTTGCTTGGATCAATGCCAGCTTCCTTGAGTGATGCGAGTGCAGCATCAACATCGTGATTGACCGTGACATCACCGCTTACGTTAGCATCCACTTCGGTCTTATCCCGCCAACCTGCTCGGTTCTTGAGGAAGAATATGGCTGCGCTTGTGTTGGGTTTGGCTGCATCAGTAGCGGAGTTGAACAGTTGGTTGGTCACGGCGGTGATGCCTTCCTGCTTGCCAGCCTTTATGGTGTCGGCAAATAGGTCATCATCCCGCTTACGCCTGGATATAGTAGACACTGATATGCCAAGGCTTGTAGCTATCTGCTCTTCTGACAGCCCCATCTTTGCTAGGTTGTACAGCTTTTCGTAGTCAATGACCTTAGTGTTAGCCAATGCTGATCGCTCCCGTTAGATGCTTAAAGAGCAGCATTATATTGCATTGTTGGGTGTGGGTTTGTGTCCTAACGATAGTTGACTGTGACGGTTGACTGAATGAGGGGACACAGAATGCTGCTGATATAATGATCAATGCCTACTCAGGCACAGCCAACCCCAGCGGAGCATCCCATTGATCGCAGAAATAACAATGGCGGTGAGCGCCGCCAAGTCAGCACATAGTTTCATCACGAGGGCAGTCGGTGCTGGCCACAGCATTATGGACTTGTCAGATCGTGTCGCTAAGTTTTACGACAGCAGAGACGCTGTCCTGGCTGCTGAAGCTGCCAACAAAACAAAAGCAGGGTTTCTTACCAGTGGTTCAGTCGAGGCTGAAGCGTTGCAGATCGTCACAGCTAAAAAGCAGATAGCTGACTTTGAGCGGGACTTGAGGGAGGTCATACTCTATACCGCAGGCAAAGAGTTCTACACCGACATGCTGCGTGAGCGTCGAGCGATTAAGGATGCCCGCATCAAAGCAGCAAAGTCTAAAGCTGCACGGAAGCAATACCTGATCAACATCG